GAGAGGATAGTTTAATGAGAAATAATTATCTCTTAAGTAACATAAAGTTGTTAGCTGCTTGTACAACTAAACATCTTTCTGATAAGTAGTTAACGATCATTGCATCTTCGTCAGATGTAACGTTACCACCTACAGAACCAGTTATCCAAGATTTCATCTTTCTGTCATCAGCTTCAGAAGCTCTGTATCTAACGTGTAAGAAAGGTCTCTTGATATTTCTACCCATACCTTCATCATATACAGTTGATACACCAGCTGGGATGATAGCTCCAGAAATTTTAGTATTTCCAGCTCCTGGTGTGTTAGCACCATGTGCGTGAGCGTCATTTAAGTATTTCCAGTCAGTTTTGTAGAAGTCATAAGAACCTCTTCTGAAACCAGAGAAACCTAAGTTAACAGCCATATCGCCTGAGTTGTTGAATACACCAAACGATGCTGATGTTGATTCTCCTCTATTTAATGCACCTAGCATGTCATCAATTTTTAGAGTAGTATGTCTATCTAAGTATAACATGTTTTCTTCAATAGCACCTTGCCCGTCAAATTTGATTAAGATGTTATCAAAAGTTTCTAAGTCATCAGCGTAAGTTCCAGTGAATCCGTCAGTTAAAACGTGTCCTCTGTCTTCGATAGCTGCAAATAAACCTTCAGTTCCAGCTTCTGCTTCACCTGAACCACCAGTACCTAAGATAGTATCTAGTTGTGTTCCAGTTGCTCTTTCAGCTTCAATCATACTCATTTCTAAGTAATCATTGAATCTTGATCTAGTGTCACCTTCAGCTTTTAAGTACCATAAGTACCCTGATTGTCCAGCCTCTCCTGATACTTCAACCCAACCAATTTGAGCAGCGTCAGATCCATTAACGATGAATCTATCTCTGATGATAATTGGTTTGTTTTCGTATGAGTTAAAACCTGGCGTTAAAGCGTTTCTTGTTAAAGAATCACCTTTCTTAAATTCAGAACCATATACCATAGCTCTAAATACTGAAGCTGTAGTAAAAGTAATTGCTCCACCACCACTAGCATCTAATGTTGCTTGAGTGTAAGGAATAACTTTGATTTTACTATTACCGTAGTCTACGCTTTGTACAACAACTTTAATAGTTTTTCCTACGTTAGCTGCTGTAGTACCATCAACAGTACAATATAATAATATCGTATCGTTTGGTCTAAATAATTCAGCGTCTGCTTGAGAGCTAAATGTTAAGTTGTCATTAGCAATATCAGCTGTTGCTGCTGTAGTTACAGAAATGTGTAATCTACCTTGCTCAGACCATCTTACTCTATCTGAAGCCATTGCTTCTTCAGCACCCACTTGTGATAAAAATCCTGATAACATTCTGTTACCATATCTTTCTACTTCCTGCTCATATAATTCAGGAAGGTATTGCTGCGCCCAACCGTTTGCAAAATTTAAGTAGTTGTTCGCGGCTGTTTGTTTGCTTGGTAGAGGGTTAGGAACATTAAGGTTACTTCCCGCTACCGGATTTACTCCTGCCATAATTTTTAAATTTTAAATGTTTAAGTTAATTTTTAAGTTTAAATTTAAAAGAGTTTGAATCATCACCAAGCACTTTATATTTCATACCACCAGTTTCAACAGTACCTGTTTCTCTTGGCGTCATGTCAACATTTTTAGCTTTTGCCATAGTTTCTTTAACAGCATCAGCTTTACCCTGTTGATAAAAGTGATTAGCAATAGCATCAGCATTCATTGCTGTAAATAAAGATTTATGATACCCAGTAGCGTCACTCATTGTATTGTTTTTATCTAAAAACTTTGATACAAAGTTGTTAATATCGCTTTGTGTATTTTTAACAGTATCTACATCATTAACATTAAACCTATATCTTTTATCACCAACCTTATATTCAAAACCTTTAAAATCGTTATTGAATAATTGATTAGTTTTATTTACAAATACAGATTTTTGCTGTTCTGCTATTTTCTGTGACTCTTCAGTCTCTTTGTTGTATCTATTGAAAAAATCAACTGCCTTTTGTTGCTCAGGCGTTAACTTAACACCACTTTTGATTTCTTCGTAATACGTGGATTTTAATTTATCCATATGGCTTCTTGCGGACGCAACTTGCTCTTTAAAAGCCAATTTCTTTCGTTTTATATCTTTTGGATCATCAACCTCTTCATCAAAAGTAAAACCATCTTCTATTAGAAAGTCTACTTCATCAGCATTTAGATGAGGTTTAGTTTGTCTATAGTATTCACGAAGCATTGTCATATCATCGTATTTACTATAATCTTGATTTAGTTTTACATAATCCTCAAGATCACCACCAGTTTCATTCATAAAGTCTACAACCTTTTGAATATTTTCTGGTAACGGTTCACCAGTTTGTTTTGCTTCTTCAACCGCTTCTACAACTTCCTCTTTAACTTCTTCTACAGTTTTTTCTTCTGTTGTAGCTTCCTCTTCTTTAGTTTCATCAACTATTTCCTCCAAAACTGGTTGTTCAGTTTCTTCTTCTTGTTTTTCTTCTTCTTTAGTTTCAACCTCTGTAGTTTCTTCTTTTACTTCCTCAACAACTTCTTCTTGCTTTTCTTCTACAGCTTCTTCTTTTGGTTGCTCTTCAACCCGTGTTTCTTCTACAGGTTCTTCTTGGTTTAAGTTTACTTTAATAGTATCACCTTGATCACCAAGTTTTTTCATTCCTTTTGGTTGTTCTTTGATTTTTATTTCATCGCCCATAGGCGCATCAACAACCTTTTCGGTCTTCTTTTTTTTAGCCATAATATAATATTATAAAATTAAACAATTATCTAGGTCCAAACATACCTAAATTAATACCATCTCCTAGTATATCATTACCTGAAGATTCAAATTTTTTAGGTCCTGAGCCCTCTTTTCTTTGAGAAATTAACTCAGACTGTTGTGATGCTTGTATTCTAGTTCTTTCATCTTTACGATCTTCCTTAAAAGATTCTTTATTTTTTAATGCCTCGACTTCCATTTGCTTCAATTGCATGTTTAATTGGAACTCATGATTCATTAAATCTTTTTTAAGTTGAGCTTCTGTTTGTAGCTTTTGTAACTCTAGTTGAGCTTCAACTTGTTCAAGCTGTGCTTTACCTTGTGTTAGCGCTTGTTGCTTTTGTATTTCAGTTTGTGCAGCCACTTGTTGTGTTTGTGCATTAGCTTGTGCTTGCGCTTGAATATTTTGCTGTGCTACAGCTTGATCTCTTTGTTGTTTCTTTTGTCTTCTTATTTTTAATAATTGATTAGCAAGCCTTACATTTTTAATTTCTCTAACGTCTATAGCATCTTCTAATTCAATACTATTTTTTGACAATGCCATTTGTATGTTATTTTCTAGCATTTGTTTTTCTTCTTCGTCTGGTGCTAGTTGTAAGAATATACCAAAGTCATATAAATGAAGCTCAGACATCTCTTCTAGTGTACCCACGTTGTGCGCGCCAATAGCTTGTATAAACGCGTCTTTTGTTGGAGAATATTCTAATATATCAGATATTCTTAGTGATAAACATTCTGCGGTCTCTGCGGCCAAAAATAACCCACTTTGTAAGATATGCCTAGTTGCAGTATTCGAGTTAGCAGCGGCTAGTTTCTGGACTCCTACGAGAGCGTTTTTATCTGGCGTGCTACCATCTCTAGCTTCGTTTAACCCGGTTACATCTCTTATCATTTGTAAGTAGTAATTATATGTATTTATTAACGCACCTAATTTATTACCACCTGATCCACTTGTAATTTCTTGTATAGGAACTTTACCAGGGTTCATATCACCTTCTTGTGTAAATGACCTACCAATAACACTACCAGTTTGGAAGAACATGTTTAGTGCTTCTTGCGGATTATAGTTTGTGCCATTGCCTAAATCAACTTCAGCTAAACCATCAGCATCTAAGTAAACACCATCAGGTACCATACGCGACATAACCTGTTGTATTTTTAAATGTGTTAACTGAATCATATCAGCAAAACCAGTTATTCTACCTACTAGTGATTCAATTTTACCTTTATACATCCTTGGAGCAACAATACTATAGTTCATTTTAACTTTAGTATAATCACTTTTAGGTCTCATCATATTTTTAGCTAAGCCCCATTTTAATAATTTCTTTGTACCTAATACTAAAGCGCCTTCATATAAAACTTCTATTGACTTAGAAAGTTTTTTAAACCTTTCATCGCTTTGTGGTGGGTCAAACGAATCATCTTTTTGAATTACTTTATCTGCACCACTTGCTAATTGCTTTTCTTTATATACATCATTAGCGTATGTTTTATAATTAAAATATAAAACCTGTACAATGTTTCTATCTACATCATTATATGATTCAATGTTTCTATTACCAATAACACCTCTATGTGGACCTTGCTCAACAGCTTTAAGTAAATCTTCATTAGTTAAATCTGGAAATTGTTTTTTAAGTTCGTTAACTGGTATATCTTTAACCTCACCCACGTAGTATATATCATCAAAGTATGGACTCTCTGTATAAGACCATACCATATTAGCTGGATCAACATAATCTACTTTAACGCCTTCTGAAGTAGTAAAAGTATTTTTTATAGCCCCAATACCTAATACGGTTAAATCATAGTAAACTCTTTTCTTTATATTCTCAAAGTTATTACCTTCTAATAAAACGCTTATTGCTTGTTCTTCTGCGAGTTCAATATTTTGTTTATAATTTAATTGCATGTGAAGAGTTAATTCTTCTTCTGTTTCAGGTAGCATAGATGGATCATTTTCATATATGTTTACCCCGAACGCTTGATTAGCAAAATCATTTATATCTCGCGTTTCCATATCCCTTAATATAGATTCCATATATTCAGTTCTCTTAGCAACTCCATACGGATCTTGAGAATATGCTTTTATATCATATGTTCTTTCAGCAATACCATTTACTACTATATCTACAAATTTAGGGATTATTGGGACTGGTTTCCAGTCTAAATTAAGATAAGATAAATCACCATTAATAGATAATTCATCTTTATATTTTTGAACAGATTGTTCACCTCTTGCGTATAATTTTAATTTATGAAATTCTTGTCTTGTAGTTTGTAATCTATTTAGGTTAGCACCATTGTTACCTAACCATTCATTTTCTATTGCTTTAGCTACTTTTAAACCATACTCGTAGCTAGCTTTTTCAGCATCACTTACTACTTGACTAGGAAAATAACCTTGTGTTGTTTTTGCCATATTATCCTATTATTTGCGATCTTGTTCCATCGTTTGCATATCTTGCAAAACTTAAATTTAATTTTTGTTTTTCTACTTTAACATTAGGTGTGTATAAATGTCTATTACACGCCATTATTGCTAAACCACTACTAATAGTAGCATCAAACTTTGTTCTTTTGTTTATGTCAAACCTAGACCAATCGTTTAATGTTCTATTAAAATACATATTTCCATATGTTTCGTCAGCTTTTAAACCTACATGCTCTTGTATATACATTTCAATAGCCGCAGCATGCGCTTGTTTAATATCTTCACTTGTGTTTGGTATACCACCTATTTCTTTTTCCGTAACAGATAATTTATTCCACGCTTTATCAGGCCTGTTCATTGAGTAACCTCTATAACCACGTCTTCTTAAATGATACAACAGACGGGGTTTGTTATTCTCTGCTAATAACGGCATACCATAAAATACTAATGCCATTAAAACATCTTCAAAGAACATTTCAGCTGTTTGTGGTCTAGCCACATATTCTAAAAAGAATTGACTAGGCGGCGCATCTTCCATGCTAAACTTTGTTAAACCATGCAAAGCGCCTTTTGATCCTTTACCATCAACAGTTCCTGATATATCATAACTATCACAACCAAAAGCACCCATGTGATCATTGCCAGGGTATTTAATACCATTTTTTTCTACAACTCTATTTTGTAAATGAGTTGGCGGTATCCATGATACTTTAAATCTACCTTGTGGATCTGGATAAAATATAACATTTGTGTCTTTTACTCCGTTAACCCACTGGAAACTACCAGTTGATACACCAGTATTAATTTCTTCGTTATAATCTATTTGCTCATATAGCTTTACTAGATTAAATATACTATTTTTAGTTTCATCTCTAAACGCGTGTTCTTCAGTTCTAGGAAACTGACGATAAAACTCGTTTAATGCGTCTTGGTCATTTTTAAGGCCTTCAGCTTCGTTTTGCCAGTGCTCAATAACACCTGTGTCAATGATATCGCCATGTGGACCAATTGTCTCTTTCTCTGGAGCTTCAAAGACAGGTATTCCATATTCATCAATGAAACCTTCATAATTCCACTCCATTGGTATAAAAAAAGAGTAAAGGCCCGAATTAGTTTGGCCATTTCTATTTCGTTTGGTAACATCTGAATTATAATATAGTTTTTTAAAATTATCACCTCCCTTGTCTAACGCATTACACGTTGATCCCATCATACACTTTCCTATAATTCTACTACCAAGTCTTAACGTTGTTTTCGTGACCCTCCAGTTGTTGAGGATGTTGTCTGGCCTTTCCCATTTCCCCGATTCATCGTGGACGAGGAGTTTGAGTTTTTCTCCATCGTACGAATTGTCTCCAGTGTTTTTCCAATCGATTGTGGTGTCCAACCCTGTGAGTTCTTCCGGTTGGTCACTGGAGGCGGTGGTAAGTTTACGCCTGGTAAGTTTAGATGCGGGTACTCTGTACGCCAGTTCCGTCTTGGGTCTATCCATTCCATCTTGAATAGGTTTGAAGAAGAAAGGATAATTGACCGAAATCGGGACAACTTTATCCGTGAACATCTTCTTCGCATCGGAACCAGATTTGGACAAAATCCCGTAGCGTGCATCGGAAGATATTGTGGCAAGGTTAACTGTTTCCCCCGATGCCATAAAAGAAAAGCCTGAGCGTCTGTTCTTGAGATAGCACATGCCATAAGCTCTTTCGTCTGCTTTGCACGCTTCCCAAAAAATAAAGAATAATCTATTGGCTTCTCTATAGTCAGGGTGTCCGACATCAATCTTTGACCATTGGAGGTACATGTAATGAGTACCAGTAATATAAGTAGGGATATCTTTATTATAAAACCAGAAACCTTGTTCTCTTTTAGTAAACTCATCCTCTATATAGTCAATATATTTATTTTTAAAATCATCAGGATAATCTCTCCAATCAAATATTGTTTTTATCCTGTTAAGTTCTTTTGGGTATGGTGTTACCTCCCATTTATTACCTTTAAACTTTGTTACTTTAGTTGGTTGCTTTGGTAAAGCTATTTTTAAATTTTGTATTTCAATAATATCACCAATTTGTCCAGTCTTACTTATAACTACAATATCATTTTCTTTATTGTAACCATATTTCCACTTTTTACTTTTGTTAAGTCGCTTAAGTGTATTTATTTTCACTGGCTTAACAATTTTATATAATGTTTGTTTGTACATTATTTAGATCGTTTTTCTGCAAAACCACCAAAAGCCTTTGGTTTACTCTCTTCTTTTACTTTACCATCTAGCATATTTTTTTCTTCTTCAATACGGTTTAGTATTTCAAAAGCATCAAATATAGCTAGCTTTTTAGTTGCTGCAGCATTTTTAAGTCTGTCAGCTGATACATCCTCGTCTGTATCTACGATTTCTTCTTTAGCAACCTTTATTAATTCATCAACTGCTTTATACCCAGCTTGGATTATATTCTTCTTCTTGTCCTTGATATTCATATTTAACTGTAATAAATTTACTTAAAACACGATATAATCTCTTACCTTCAATAATAAACTCGTATTCACTATCAGGTTTAAATCCAACTAAGTCATTAACACTAACGTCTTCTATTGAGTTATCATGGTATTTTAATATACCAACGCATGGCTGTTCTTTTGCGAAACTATATTTATCATTTGATTTTATAGGTTGCACGAAACAATATCCATTAGGTGCTATCCAATTTTTATTTCTTTTATATAAAAATATCTGGTCTTGTCTAACGGCGTATTTATTATCACCTAAAAAACTTTTACTGTTTTTTTCAACACCTCTTATATCATACCATCTTCTAAAAACATTATGATGTATAATAACGGTATCACCTGGTTTGATATCAGTTTTTAATAAAGTTGGTGTACTTAATACTTTAGCTTCTCTATTAACAAATTTATGTTGGGACATGTCAGTATTAAGTATCAACTCTTTATCTCCAACTTTTTTTTTATTGTTATATCTTTCACCTACTGGTTCAATAATAAAATCGTATAAACTACGCATCAGTATTCAAGATTATACTCTACTGATATAGCCATATTTTTATTAAAATCTTTCCAAGGAATAACATCATTGGCTTTTTTTATAAAAACGCTATACTTCTCCTCTCTCTCTAGTATATCACAAATGACGTGCCCTCCGTAGACCTCTTGGCCTACAGAGTAATGCATTGCGTCATTTTTATAATCTTTGCCTATACTAATCTTTCGTATTAGCTTCATCTTCCACGTTTTCAGGAAGTGGCGCAATAGTTCCGTCTTGTATGTTAATACTTACTTTACCATACTCCTCTTCTAATTTATTTTGAAACTCAGTTAACTCAGTTTGCATATTCGCGATAGCGTGTAATAAACTGTGTTTCTGAGACTCTAATCCACCAAGCTGTAATTGTGCTTGGTTAATTTTATTAACGTGACCTTGGAGCTCTTTTAACTGCTCTTCAGATATTTTTTCCATCTTTACGTCTTCTACTTGTTTATTCATAATTAATTAAATTAAATTGTTAAAAATTTACAATAATATTATTACATACAATATAATAATATTAACTTGCTATTGTCACTATACGTCTGTATAGTCAGCGTAATCATCCATTGCTTTAGCAGCTAGGTATGCTTGGTTTAAAGCGTTTTTAGCTGTAGAGTTAGTAGCCATTTCAAATGAACCACTAATACTAGTGATTGCATCGTTTGGATTAGCATCTCTTGCAGCTTTATCTTTATAAACCTTAGCGCTCCAGTTGCCATTATCACCTTCTACCCAAGAAGTTTCGTAAACAGCTTCAGATTTTACAGTTCCATCCTCATTGTATTTAATAGGTGTTTTTTCTGTAGTTTCTTGGTTATGATAAGAGTTCCAGTTGATACTATCGATCTTAACATAAGCCTCAGCTATTTCGATACCTTTAAAGTTGTATGTACCTTGTAATGCCATGTTTTATATTTAAAAGTTAAACAAAATTTTATATATTTAT